CCAGCCTGCAAGTTCCCCTGCAAGCTGACCCCGATTGGCCCTTCCCGATATCCGATTATACCGTGGGTACGCTATGTAATTTTTAGTTCCTTCTGGAACACGATCTGCACCTTGATCGTGCCGTCCTTCAACTGCTTGAGCTGGACGCGGTGGCCCTGCGCCAAGGCTGTTTTAATGGCGGTGATTACTTTGTCAGTCAATGTGGCACCCCTTTACTTATTGCGACAACATTCGGCCTGTGATACAATCCACTAGGGAAGGGGGGTGATATTATGCGGGATGTCTACAAAACCATAAATGGCTACTGCCCGGAACAGGATACGCAAAACAGCATCACAGTCCGCTTCAATATTTATGAGCAGATTGGCGGCCCTGCTCTAACCAGGCGGCTTTCTTTTAGCTGCGCTTATGAAAAAGAACACGGCTGCGTAACCTGTGGTCAAACCGGAATCGGATGCCCTATTTACCAGCAAGCAGAGTGCTGATAGACCTTGCGGTCATGCCGTCTCCAGCGGTATGGCCGCATTTCTCGTTGTTGATACATACTGTACTTTCTACAGAGGCGGCTTCAACCGGCAGCACAATGGTCAATCGGGGAATGTCACCCCCTCTGTGCGTATACGTGACAGACATCGCATGGGACATATCCACTCCATCAACCAGCAGCCGCGACAGAACGCCGTCCGTTGTGATAGACACCTTGCTCAGTTTCATATTCGATCCCCCTCCTGGTAGCTTTTTGAATAGTGTTCCATAGCTAATCCCATAACTTTATAAGCAGGGCCTGTTTCACAAGAAATCATAGTGAATATCGGGATTATAGTCTGGGACTCTTGATTCCATCTCTTTTCGAGCCAGCATATTGAAGTACTCTCCTACTTTGTCGTCAAATTGGTCTGGATGCGCCTGAATCCACGCCAAGACCTCTTTGGCAGTCTTAGCCATTAGGATTTCTTCTTTTGTCTTCATTCCACCAACCTCCGAATGTACTCAAACAGCGCACGATCCTTATTTGCCAATAGATCAGGAGTTAGTACATACGCACGAAAACCCTCGCTAAAGTATTCGCGCATTCCATCCAAATACACCTGCGATCCGTCATAAAGCCCATATCTTTCATATAGCCTGCCCTGATATAGACTTACTAATTTATCTGACCATACGCGAATTATTGGTTCGGCAAATGTAGTGGCATCTATGATTATATCACTTACCGATAAGTTTTCAAAGCCCATTTTTAAGATTGATAAAAACTGTGGGTCGTTGTACACCCTAAGCTCGGCTTCAAGCGCATGCGCATACTCATGAATCGCAGTTCCGTATTCTCTTCCACGCGCCAACATAATTTCTTTTGAGCGTGGAAAATAGTGGCTGGCCTGTCCGCCTGTCATAACTATTTTAGAAATAGCACGTTCAGCAATTTTTCGCGCCTTATCTGGAATCCTGGAGAGTTCGTTCTCTACAGCTCCCTTCTCCGCGTCAGTGATGCCCTCTGCAAATTGGATATCATCCAGTTTTGTCTTGGCCGCTTTTTGATATTTGTGTTTCCACGCCTGAAACTTCTCATCCCCGGCCAGCTTATGCCTCCGGAACGTCTCAAAGGTCCTCGGCACTCTATCCCCCAGCGCCTCCCGGTACTTCTCCCACTGCCGGTAATCCCGCAGCCACCGGGCGCGGTCCCTCTCCTTCTGCCGGTACGCCTCCACCTGCTTCTGAGTGCGGGGGTCGCGGGTGACGGGGTTCCTCTGGAAGCTGGAAAACTCCTTGATTTTCCGGATTTCCTCCTCACTGCGGCCCATGGGCGTCCAGGCCAGCAGCTGATGCAGACAGTTGGGATGGATGTTCAGCCAGGAGTTTTCCAGGGTGTCCGGCCCCGCCTTGTCCATCTTCCCGAACGCCGCCGCCAGGGGAGGGAAATCCGGGTCCCGCCCGCTTTTGGAGTACACCCGGCCCTCCAGGGAGGCGCACAGTTTACAGGTAGAACCGTGTGCGCTGATCTGGTAGAGGTCCTGTTCCGGGTCCTGGGTAAGCACGGCCAGTACCTCCGCCTGCCGGGAAGTGGTGCGCAGGACCATGCTGCCGTATGTATGCAGGTTCCAGTTCCGGCCAGCCTTGTCCACAAAGGCGGTGATGCCGTCCCGGCGCAGAGCCTCTGTAAATTTGGGGACGTTCCGCCAGATTCCCCCGCCTGCGGCCTGCAACTCCGCCGTCTGGGTCAGCCCGATCCGGCGGTACGGGTCGTTCTCCACCCGCCCTATCAGCATATTCTCCAGATTGCGGGATGTGGTCCGGGACGCTTCGGCTACCAGACCCATGAGGTTCATGGTCAGCCGCTGCACAATGGCCGTCTGCTCGCCGGTGAGTACAAAGGCATTCTGATAGCCCCGCAGGTGTTTTTCCGGCGTCTCCGGAAGCTTTCGTACCTCCGGGTGGTTGACGTAGAACTGCCGCTCAATCATCTGCGGCGCATAGGTCCAGCAATCGTCCTCCAGTTTTCGGAGAATCGCCTGTACCCGCTCCAGCGCGGCCACGGCGTGGTAGTCCGCCAGCCCCAGGGACCGCAGGCGTCCGATCTCATTGATGATATCCGTCTCGGCTTTCAGGAACAGCGCGATCATCCGCCGCAGCTCCCGGTCCGCCGGTCCCCTCGCCAATTCCGGCATCCGGTCCCTCCTCATAGCGCAGTCCCAGCAGCGGGTCCCGCAGGGCCGTCACGTCCTGGTAGGTCTTCCCGGCGTTGGCGGCAATTTCCTCATCGCTGATACTGTCAAACATTCCGGTTTCCCCGGACAGCTTTTTCAGCTCCTTCTGGGCGGTGTCTGCGTGGAGCAGCCCCGCCTGGAAAGCACCCACGATGGCCTCCTGCTTGTTCCGGGCGATCTCCGCCACCTCTCTGGCCGTGGGGGTCCACAGCGGCGGGAAGGCGATGTCCAGGCCCTCCGGCACAGCCCCCCAGGCCGACATGGCCAGCACCGGCAGCAGACGGCGCAGGATGGGGGCCAGGACGCTCTCCCGCAGGGTGTCCACGTAGTCGTAGTAGTTTTGCAGGTCGCTCTCCCCGGTGGCGTTCATTCCCGCCGGGGCGCGTCCGAAGAGCTTGGTCATGGGAATGCGGGACGCGCCGGACAGTCCCAGGCACATGGCCTCATTGACGTCCGCCAGACCGCTGAAGGTGTACTGGGTGTTGGAGATATCGCTCTCTGCGTCCACCAACTGAGTGCCGAAGTTGGACTTCAGTACGCTCTGAGCCTGCATGGTGTTCCAGAACCGCCGCTGCTGCTCGCCGGAGGCGATGGAAAACAGTTGCTCCAGGTTCTTGACCTTCATGGTGTCCACGTTGGCCCGGAACGTCAGCGCGGCCATATTGGCGGTGGTGTTGTCGTACTTGACCACTTCCCGGTACAGGGATTCCACCTCCGACGCGCCCCAATACTGCTCCGTGACCCGCCGGTAATAGGGCAGCTTCCGCCCCGTGAACCGGATGACGCGGGAGTGATGGACCCGTTCCAGCACCGTCCCGTCCTCCTGGTAGATGGTGTAATATTCTGGTACCAGCTCCCCCCGCTCCAGCACCAGGCCGTCCGCCGGCGTAATGCCGCACCAGCGGTCGTAGATGGGCAGACCCTTGAAGCTGCCGGGATAGACCGTCTTCAGGTCCAGGGGCCGGTCCAGGATGCCGTCATGCCCGTCGATCCAGATCAGCCCCGCCGCGCCGCCAAAGAGCCGCCCCCAGCGCAGCCCCTCGTTCACGCTCTCCCGCAGGCCCGTTTCCCGCTGGAGACGGTCCAACGCCGCCGCCTGCTCCGGCGGCAGGGAGCCGGTAACGGTGAACCACTTTTTCGTCATGTCGTCGGGAATGATCCCCACTACGTTCTGTACCACCCAGTTGTCGCCGTACAGGCTGTTTAGCAGCGCGTAGTTGCCAGTCAGGCGGGTGGTCCGGTACTCCGTGGCCTCCAAAGGGGACTGGGAGCCATAACCCAACCGGAACAGCGGGTTAGAAAATTCGTCCATTACAGGAATATTCCGTTTTGCTTTTCTTCGCCTGGACACTCACTCAAACCTCCAATCCGGCAGAGAATTCACATAATAGCGCAGGGCGTCGGCGCTGTGGTCGTTCTGCTTGACGGGCTTCTCCTCCCCCCGCTGGGATGCCTTCTCATCCCAGACGTAGGTCCCCATCTCTCCAATCAGACAGCCGCACGCCTCGCAGATTTGAATGACCCGCCGTCCAATCAGGCCCGCCGTCTTTCGGATACCGTCCAGGACGTTGTTGTCCGCCTTGACCACGTACGCCCCCCGGCGGCGCAGCTCCTCGATAAAGGACGCGGCGGACGGGTCCACGATGACGGTACACGGCTGCGGCCCCATGAAGGAGAGCAGATCGTCCGCATACTCGCGGTCCGTCTTCTGGATGCGCTCCTTTCGGCTGTCCCAGTTGTATTCCCGGTCTATGCGGATTGTTTCGCCGTCGTCATAGATATCCAGAAAGCGCATGGGATTGGCAGTACCGTAGTCCACGGCTATGGTCCGGGTGGACAGCCAGGCCATAGCCTTGGGCCGCTGGTCCGGGCGGTAGGTGTTTTCCGTCTCGTTGAACATGCTGTAGATCACGCCCTCAGCGGCCACCCACTTGCCCAGGACGTACCGCTGGTAGAAGACGCCGCTGTAGGTGCGCTCATACCGCTGCCGGGTCTCCTCGCTGAGAGACGGGTTGTCCGTCATCATGAAATGCAGGTGCAGGGCGTTGTGCTTGTCCGGCTGGAGGATCCACTCCTGCCGGAACCAGTGCATGGGGTTTTCCGGGTTGCAGTTGAACCAGAATTTCGCGCCGTCCACTGAACACCGGGCCAGCGCCTGCTCCACAAAGGACTGGGGCATCAGGGCCACCTCGTCCAGCAGCACCCCCGCCAGCGTTACGCCCTGGATGAGTGTGTAGGACGATTCATCCTTGCCGCCAAAAAGGTAGAACCGGTTTTCTTTGCCGCCCCGCCGGACGGTGAGTACATGGCCGCCCCGGTTGTAACGGACGGCAAAGTGCTCCTGCAGGTACCGGACGCCCAGCAGCGGCGTGATGATGTTGCGCTCCACGCTGCCCACGGACTTCCCGCAGATGGCGAAGGCGCAGCGGTCAAAGCGGCCCATGGCCCACAGCAGGAAGGACAGGGACATGACGCTGGTTTTGCCGGAGCGGACCGCGCCGTCGCAGATCAGGGCCTCGTAGTGCGTGTAGGGGAAGCGGAAAATCTCCCGCTGCTTCTCAGAGAACCCCATCGCCGAACTCCTCCTTCAGGGATTTGGTCAGCGGGTCGTCCTCCCGCTGGTCCTGGGCGCTGGGCGTATTTTCCGCCACCTCCGCCGTCAGGCTCTGCCGCTCCAAATCGGTGGCGAGTTTGACAACAGAGGCAAAGTTTTTGGGATTGACCATGCTCGTCCCCATCTCCTGCAATGCCTGCATAGCAGTGGCCTGAATCGCTGAAGCCATTTTCACGTGGCGCTGGTTCATCCTCCGCACCTCCGCGACAGCGGCCTTTTTCGCCTCCTGCTGCAGGTAGTTGTCCCAGGCCCGGCACCGCTCCACCCAATGATAGGTACTACTCCAGCGTCCTGCCAGCGTATAACTTTTGGATAACTTTTGAGCTACCGCCCGGATGCTGCGCTCCGGCCCCATCTGGAGATAGACAAGGAATGCCTCAAACGCTCTGGCGCTCTCGCCCTTCTGCCGCTCCCACGGCGGCTCTCTTTTGTTCGGCATTTCCTCCTCTCCTCCAGGTGAAGAAATAGAAAAGCGGCGTGTCCAGCAGCGCCAGCCCGGCTTTCAGCGGTTGCTACCCATCTTCCAATATTCCCGCTGTACAAGGCGGTAAGGAAAAGCCCCAAAAAAAGCCGAACATTCCCAGTAGCCATACGCATACAAACACGTATAGCTGGCTATGGAATGTTCGGCTCGGCTCTCAGTGTGCTCTCTTAGCTTACTACAGAGTCCTTACGATAGCCTTAGTATAAGCCATAACCGCACATTCCGTCAAGCCCTAATTCACGCTTTCAAAATCCTTCCGGGGCCTGCCCGGCCTGCCCTTGACATAGGGGACCTCTATGCCCCCCTCCTCGATCACCCGCAGCGCCTTATGTACCGCCTGCGGCGTACAGTCCAGCACCTCGGCGATCTGTGACGGCGTCAGATCCTCCCAATCGCCCTCCACCAGTTTCCACCGCAGGGATTGCGGCTTATACGGATTTTTCATTTCCCGCGCCTCACTTTCTCGATCCTGGCCCGCAATGCCCGCAGCATGCTCTCCTGTACGCCCCCCTTCTCCCGCAGGCTGGCGGCCATATCCTCGTCCATGCCGCCCTGCACCAGCAGCAGGTGGGAGACCACGGGGTACTGCTGCCCCTGCCGGTGCAATCTCCGGTTGGCCTGGTCCAGCAGCTCCAGGTTCCAGTTGGGCAGCGTGTACCAGATGGCGTGCCGCCCTCCCTGCTGCAGGTTCAGCCCGTAGCCGCAGCTGGCGGGGTGGGCCAGCAGCAGGTCCACCTCACCGGCGTTCCAGGCCCGCTCGTCCTCCGGGCCGCGGTAGACCCGCACCCGCAGGCCGGATCCCTCCAGCGCTTCCACAAGCCGGTCCCGCTCATGCTGGAACCAGTAGAACACCAGCGCGTGTTCCCCATGCAGCCGCTCCACCGTCTCCAGGAACGCCTCCAGCTTGCACCGGTGGATCTCCGCCACGCCGCCGTCGACATCGTACACCGCCCCGCTGCACAGCTGCAGCAGCTTCCCGTTCAGCACGGCGGCGGTGCTGGCGGTGATGGTCTGCTCGTCCACCTCCAGCAGCATCTCCCGTTCCAGCTTCCGGTACGCCCGCTCCGCCTTCGGGTCCAGGGCCACGGGGATCTCGTGGGTGATGAACTCCGGCAGCTCCAAATAGTCCTCCGCCTTCATGGAAACGCAGATATCGGCGATGGCCTCCCTGATCCGCCGCTCCGCGTCCTTCTGCGGCGAGTAGGTCCGGTATGCCTGGCCGGGGTAGGACGGGTCCTGGGTGAAAAAGCTCTCCCGGAAACTGCTGATGGTCTTCCCCAGCCGCTGCCCGCCGTCCAGCAGGTA